AATGGCACCGATATTCGGCTCCTGGGTCCGTTTATCGACCGCTGACAGATGCCAGATTTCCTCCACGGCGTCGATGGCCCCGAGCAGTGCCGGATCGGCATCGGCGATCAGCATCACCGGCAGGTCACGATCATGGGCGGCGACTGTCATCAACACGTTGCAGCCATCCTGACCCGCCGCATCCATCTCAGCGACCACCGCCATCGGCCGCCGCTGGCGCAAGATAGATCCAAGATCATTGCGCGTGGGGACCCGCTCGACCGCAACGTTTAGACATTCGCAGACGCCGCGGAAAACGTCCGAAAGGGTGAAATCATCCTCCACGAGCAAGACCAGAGCCACGCGGCTAGACTGGCCAGTGCCGCTACCGGTTTCCTGCGCCGCGACCCGCGCGCCGAAGGTCTTGTCCAAATAGGTCACTGAGCCCCCCGATTGTGCGAATCCGGCGTCAAGAAGACTACGCTGCACAGCGAGTGTGACTCGGCCGACCGGATGCCCAAAGTCCTCAGACAGTTAGTTCATCGTTAAAGTCCGCCATTACACCGTGAATCCGCCGAGCCCCGGGCTCGTCTAAATTCCTCAACCGCGATGGAGCGTAACACTCCAGTGGCAGCGACCCGAGTGCAGCGTGCCAGCGATCGCACCCGATCCGGCTACCTTCCCGTCGAACGTGATCGAAAGGTCCTGGTGTTGAGCCCCTTGCCGGGTGAGGCTGCCAGTAAGGCGGCCGTCGTCGCTGATTTTGCCGTCGATCACGGTTGTGCTTTGGAAGGGGTCGAAGCCAAAGCCCTGGGCCCCGATCGACATCAGCCCCTGCGTCGCGGGGCCACACGCAGGTTCGATCGGCGCGACGGCACCGACCCAGCGCCCCTCCAGCCCTTGCCAGGCTATGACCCGGCCCGACTGCAGCGGCTCCCCAAGGTCCGTGTCGCATCCAGCTGTCATAATTGACGAGGACAACGCGGAGAGCATGGCCAAAATCTTGAAGCCGGCGCTGGGTAGGATTTTTTTCTGATTCTTCTTGCCCACCCACCCCGAATTGTCGTATGAATCCGGGCATGATGGCGCCGAGCGCAAGCAAGACGCCCTTACCAGCATGTGCGTTGGCTTCAATTCCTGGTTCGGTCGTTTCGCCCTAACCCTGGCGCCACGGTGTGGCGTTGCCTTCGCGGCAGGCTCATCCGGAACTCCATCACCTGAACGATGCCGGGTTCCTCGCTTGAGTCGCAGAATGCGGCCGAAGAGTCCAGCCAGCATTGGACGCTCGGCTCGAGTCTTCAGTCATGGACATGCTGGATGCTGGCGAAGAGCGGGCAGACCCCAGCCCCACATCATTGCCTGCTGCTCAGGCAATTGGATGCCGTGTCTCGGGGTGATTGCGACCGCCTGATGGTACTGATGCCGCCTGGCTCCGCGAAGTCGACCTACGGGTCGCTGCTGTTTCCCGCTTGGTGGTTCACCCAACATCCCCGCAGTTCAATGATCGTCACCTCGCACACGGCGAGCATGGCCGAGCACTTTGGCCACCAAGTGCGCGAACTGGTCCGGGAATATGAGGATCAACTTGGCTATGGGCTGCAACGAGGACGACAGGCTGCGGGGCACTGGCAGACGACGAGCAAAGGCGAATATTTCGCCGCCGGTGTGCGCGGCCCCTTGACCGGGCGGCGTGCCGATCTCGTTATCATCGATGACCCGGTCAAGTCGCAGGCTGAGGCAGATAGTCCGACCTTGCGAGAACGTCTGTGGAATTGGTACCGCTTCGATCTGACAACGCGCCTCAAGCCAAAGGGCCGCATCATACTGATCATGACTCGCTGGCACGAAGACGACCTTGCCGGTCGCCTGCTTGCACAGAATGCGTCTGAATGGAATCTCATCCGCCTTCCGGCCCTGGCCGAGGCGAACGATCCTCTCCGTCGCCAGCCAGGCGCGGCGCTGTGGCCGGATTGGGAGGACGAAAAGGCTCTACAGCGCCGGCGCGACACCATCGGCGAACGCGCCTGGTCTGCCCTATATCAGCAGTCCCCGCGGCCGATCACGGGAAGCCTGTTCAAGACTGATCGCATAGCGATGGTCGATTCGTTGCCAAGAGGCGATGCCGGTGCGGTCGTGCGCGCATGGGACCTCGCGGCGACGGAGTTCCTGGGCCGCAGCGAGCCAGATTGGACTGCGGGCGTGAAGCTGATGCGCTGTCAGCACGGTCGTTTCGTTGTGATTGACGTGGTCCGGCTTCGCGGGACGCCACACGAAGTTGAGGACTCAATCGCGGAGACCGCGCGTATCGATGGCACGTCGGTTAGGATCGGCCTGCCACAGGATCCCGGCCAAGCCGGTAAGCATCAGGTCAGGTACCTCGCTGCTCGTCTTGCCGGTTATCCACTCAAGACCACACGGGAAACCGGCCCGAAGACCACCCGTGCAACGCCGGTGGCGTCCCAGATCGAGGCGGGCAATGTCGCCATGATGCGCGCCCAATGGAATTACGCCTTCCTTGAAGAACTCCGCGATTTTCCATTCGGCCGAAAGGACGATCAGGTTGATGCGCTGTCGCACGCCTTCTCGATGCTGACGGAGCACGGACCGCCGGCTCGGCGCCTCTCGTTGCCTGTCTTCACACGATAGCCTTTGGCAGACCATGTTCGAGACGATCTGTAATTTGATCCCTCGCGATCTTCAGTACCCCTCGCGGACACGCACGCTGGATATTCTGAGGCGCGTCCTCGACGGTAAATTGTACGACGTGCTGCCCTACCAGTTTCATGAGGAACGAGGTGCAGGTGGCGAATATATCCCTCTGCGCAACCGCCGCCCCAGCGTACGATATGCGCTGTGCCGCATCGTCGTAGAGGACAGCGTTTCCCTTCTGTTCAGCGAAGGTCACTTCCCGACGATCGATAGCGACCACCGCACAGTGCGTGCGGCCCTCGGGGATATCGCTAAGGAGGCACGCCTCAATCTCGTTATGACCGAGGCAGCGATGCGCGGTGCGATTGGTTCAGTCGCGATCCTCATGCGTGTGCTGCGCGGGCGCGTCTTCTTTGAAGTCCTGGATACGACGTACCTCACTCCCCAATGGGATCCGCAACAGCCTGACACGCTGATTCGCGTGACTGAAAAATATAAGGTACCTGGTTCCTTGCTTGGCGGAAATGGGTATGACCTTGCCGATCCCACCGTAGAATACTGGTTCACGCGGAGTTGGAACACCGAGGCCGAGACTTGGTTCGTGCCGATTCCGGTCGGCAGCACATTTGACGCTGACATCGACGAGGAACGCACCGTTCAGCACAGCCTCGGCTTTGTACCGATGGTCTGGATCCGGAATTTGCCAGGGCCCTCATCCACTGGCGACAAAGCCGAGGGTGCCTGCACGTTCCGGGCCGCAATCGAGACGCAAATCGAGATCGACTACCAGCTCAGCCAGGCAGGTCGGGGTCTAAAGTACAGCAGCGATCCGACGTTGCTGATAAAGGAGCCGGCGACCACGGACAGTGAGATCATCAAAGGTGCAGGTAATGCCCTCGTTGTGAGCGAGAAGGGTGACGCGAGGCTGCTGGAAATTGGCGGCACGGCATCGGCCGCCGTGATCGAATACGTCCGAACTCTACGGGAGCTTGCACTGGAGAGCGTGCACGGCAACCGGGCCAATGCCGACCGATTGACGGCAGCCCAGTCAGGCCGCGCGCTTGAGCTGATGAATCAGGGCCTCATCTGGCTCGCTGACAATCTGCGCATAAGTTATGGTGAGGGTGCACTCCTCGCGCTTGCGCGAATGATCCTGTGCGCCTCGCAGGTCTAGCAGCTCAAGGTCATGGGCCGGGAGCTTCCCGCAATGCCACCCGATGCGCGGCTCTCGCTCAACTGGCCACGGTGGTATCCAACGACGGCCGATGATCGGCAGAAGGATGCACAGACGTTGAGCACTCTGGCGAGCGCCGGCCAGATCAGCCGCGAGAGCGCCGTAAAAGCGATCGCCGACGGCTTCGATATCGAGGATGTGCCTGCGGAACTCGCGCGTATCGCACACGACCGCGACACCAACGGAAACAACTGATGTCGGACAATGACACGCCTGCCGGACTGAGCACTGATCCGGTCGCTGAACTGCGCGCTCGTGCCGAGGCACTGGAGCGTCGCTTGGCCGAGACCGAGCAAGAGGCCCGTACACGCATTCTCCGCGCAGAGCTGAAGGTCGAGGCTGTACGAGCAGGTATCGTAGATCTGGACGGGCTCAAGCTCCTCGACCTCAAGAATATTGACCTGACGCCGGAGGGCGAGTTGACCAACGGGGCCGAATTGATCGCCCAGCTAAGGCGAATGAAGCCTTGGCTGTTCGGAGGCACTTCGTCCTCGAGCCCCGCCACTCCGCCGCCGCCGCAACCTCCCCGGCAGAAGCTGGCCACCGAAATGACCGATGACGAATACCGAGCCGCCCGGGCGGCGATCCTGAGGCATCAATCATAGAGGACACATGCCGAATGGGCATTCAGAACTTCCCTCCTGCGCTGCAACCCATCATCCAGCAGGGGTTTCTTGAGCGCGAATTTCAGCAGGCACTTCAGTCACGACTTGGCTACCGCGCCTGTGCCGATCGGGTTCAGATTTCTGTCGGGATCGGCGAAACTCTGACCAGGACGCGAGCCGGCTTGAAGCCGAGCATCACGACGCCGCTTATGCCAAGTACCAACACGAACCTCGATAACGGCCTGACGCCGTCCGGATGGGGCGTGGAGCAGTACACCATCACCATCAACCATTTTGCTGCAACGACCGACCTCAACATGGTGACGAGCCGTGTCGGCATTGCCTCACAGTTTCTGCAGAACGCCTATGTGAACGGCGAGCAGGCAGCCCGGAGCCTTGACGAGCTTGCCCGCAACGCATTGTTCAGCAGCTACTTCGGGGGTAACACACGCGTCCGGACCACCTTGGCAAGCCCGGCTACCGCCATTTCCGTCGACGACATCCGGGGATTCCAGAATGCCTTCGTGAATGGTTTTCAGCAGGCGGTCAGTGCGACAAACCCTCTGACTGTAACTGTTGGCGCCAACGCTTATACATTGGTCGGGGTCACGGCAGACATTACCAACGTATCGACCGCGCCGAACGGCGTGTCCGGCATCCTGACCTTTTCGGGTAACGTCTCGGTATCGGACGGCACCGCCGGGAATGCCACAACCTCTGCCATTGCTTCGGTGATCGTCCGGCCGTCGCAGCGAGCGACAACCGCTGCTCTTACTGCCACTGACATGCTAACGATGTCATGCCTGTTGGATGCAGTCGCCAAGCTTCGCATGAATGCGGTTCCAGAGATTGATGGCGTCTACAACTGCTATCTTGACCCAGTGTCGGCACGGCAACTGTTCGCGGA